GTAAATTGATGTTTAAACAGGAAAGGAAACAATTATATCTATCCGATTATTACCATTTAATACAACTATAGGCCGAAAGCCTTTCAACCAAGTTCGTTAAATGTACTATTGCTAATGTTATCTCAAAAACTTTTAATGTATTCTTATTTATCAAGCGTCTGGTTACAAGACGCCCCCCCATAGGCCTTGATGTCACTCCAAGCGAAACTGAGCTTGTCGAGGACCTTGGTAGGCAAGAATTTTGTTATTTACTTTAACAAAGATATAGTAATATTTTATAGGAAAATTTAGTAATTATAATTTTCATTTGTGTATATATTAGGAACATGCAAATCGTTTAAATAATATAACCACAATGAAAAGTTTTTATAAGGAAATAAGTTTGAGCCCATTTGCGGGAGAGGAGATGATAGGATCATCTCACCTTCTGGCAACTGCTGGTACCTTGAGAAAGTACCTTCAGACCCCGGAAGTTGTTCAGGGAAAGTTCAATTCTCAAATTGAGAATACTCGTATTGTAGCCCAATCAGGAAGTAGATGGTATATGTCTGCTGAAGAGATTGGATTACGACTTAAGCACTTAATTGAAGAAGGAGTGCTTTCAGGAATTGATACATCAACATTAGGAAGTGTATCAGTTTTATTGTGTGATGTTTTCATAACAGTTCACACGTTATCTCAGATGGATTACAAAAATAGAATGCTTTATATTTTGCTCTGTATATGCAGAGGAAAAGCTGCATCTATGGTAGCACAATCTGGGATGTTAGATGAAGGTAGTGAATTATGGAAAATCTTAAACATGAAGGATGTTTTCAACACAGTTGAAAAAGTTCTCTCAGATGAGAACACAACCATTTCTGAAGAAATAGTTGCTCAATTGTTCAAGTTTATTGATTTCATAACTATACTACCCGAATTAAATTGGTCCTCTTGGGACCAAATTCCAGTTCATCTAGAAAATAGATGGAAAGGACTGGATCTTGAATTTCCTCGAAATCCATACCACTTTTTACTCATAGTTGTTAGAAATCTAATGTCTTATGCAAAAGATGGATGGCAATTATTAGTTAATAAAGATATTAACATTTCGAGACTTTCATATAGATCTCAGTTAAAAACACATATCATGAAAATTAATGAAGTTTATCATAATCATAAAGATGAGGATCCAACAACTTTGATAAGGATCCATGATGAATGGTATTCATTTCGTGATAATTATAAGATATGTGTTAAAACAGATCCTGTTCTGGGACGAACAGATAAGAAAGTTGACACCATGTATATATATGCCAGGAGCATATTGACAGGCACAGGGGCTCGCCCCATGCCATTAGGTGTCTTTTTAAATGGACCTGCAGGAGTGGGTAAGAGTTTTATGTCAGATTTAATTATCAGGGCTTTACATGAGGATATGATGCCCGATACTAAATACTCGCAAAAATTAGTTTGCACAAGGAATTCAGAGAAATTTATGACTAATTTAACTCATCTAACAAGATACATAAAGTTGGACGACTTTAATGCGATGCATAGTACCTCTGCCAATCCAGATCCAACTATTTTGGATATCTTGCAGATACAAAACACCACTAAAGTTGCCAGTGTCCAGGCGGCTGTAGAAAATAAAGGACAAATATACTTTAATAACTTATTAACTGTTGCAACCGGGAACAATGCTCTTCGAGGAGTAGATAAGGTATACAAGTGTGTAAGTGCTATCGGGAGACGATTTCATATAGTTGTCCAAGTGGAAGCTATAGAAGGAGAGGATTTGAAACCCATTTTTGCAAATAGACCTGAACTAGGTCTAGAACAAGCAGTAATATACATTGGTAAATTCAGTAATCAACCAGGTAAACTTGGAGAAGTTGATTTTGACAAGAAAAACCCATTATCGATCAAAGAATTTATCGCCTATGTTAGAAGTGAGTATGCAAAATACAAGGATAGTAGTCAAACTCATACCAAGCTAGTATCAGCTCTGGAGGAGCTAGATTTTGATTTTAATAAAATGGAAGCCAGAGAACCTCAATACATTGCTGAATCTGCAATATCACCATTAATATTGCTGCCTCTCTGGATTTCTTTTATTGGACTTATATTGAGAATATGGTATTGGC